ACCTTGCGAGTGCCGATGGCAGAAAGTAGATTTCCAATCTAACTTAACAGGGGTTCGATTCCCCTCACTCGCTTTGGCTTCTGGCCCTGTACGCAGGATACCCTTTAGCCGTCTAGACGGTGGGAAAGACCACAAAACTTCGAATTTAAATTGTGCACGATGATGATTTATACATTCTATACATTTTAAAATAAAGACAAATGGCACAACAAGCCACAACCGCTACAGCTAATGGTCCTATTTATGGAGGTGCCGCTAATGGTGCTATCACAAATACCCATGGATCAGCTGATGAAAGGCGAGGACTTTACCTGAAGCTGTTTTCAGGTGAGATGTTCAAAGGTTTCCAGCATAACACAATTGCTAGAGATCTTGTAACAAGACGTACCTTGAAGAACGGACGCTCATTGCAGTTCATCTACACAGGACGTACAAAAAGTGAATTCCATATTCCAGGTCAAAGCATACTTGGTAACAACGAGAAGTCACCCCCAGTAGCAGAGAAGACAATCACCGTTGATGACCTACTCATCTCCAGTGCTTTTGTTTATGAGCTTGATGAAACATTGGCTCACTTTGACTTACGTGGTGAGATCTCTCGTAAGATCGGTTATGCTCTAGCTGAGAACTATGATAGAAGAATCTTCAGAGCTATAACTAAAGCTGCTAGGCAGGCTTCTCCAATTACTATGAGTAACTTTGTGGAGCCAGGTGGTAGTGTTCTAAAAGTTGGTACAGATTCCAGTACTGCTAAAGCTGATGCTTATGATTCAGCAAAACTAGTAACAGCTTTCTATGATGCTGCTGCAATCTTAGATGAAAAAGGTGTCTCTGGTGATGGTAGAGTAGCTGTTCTTAACCCAAGACAGTACTACGCTCTTATCCAAGCTGTTAACTCTAATGGTCTTATTAACCGTGACGTACAAGGTACAGCCTTGCAGTCTGGTAATGGTATCATTGAGATAGCTGGTATCAAGATCTACAAGTCAATGAACATTCCGTTCCTTGGTAAGTATGGTACAGATCCTGCTCAGAACACATCTGCGTCAAATGATAATGCTGGATCTTTCGTAGGTCAAGCAATGGATGACATGGATGCGGCTTCTAATGGTGGTACACCTGGTGGCGGTCAGAAGACTACAAACAACTATGGTACAGCTGCTAAGTTTGCAAACTCTTGTGGACTTATCTTCCAGAAGGAAGCTGCTGGTGTTGTAGAAGCTATTGGTCCTTCTGTACAAGTTACATCTGGCGACGTTTCAGTGGTTTACCAAGGAGACGTAATTCTAGGTAGACTTGCAATGGGAGCTGACTTCTTGAACCCTGCTGCTGCTGTTGAACTCGTAGCTGGTATTGACGTTTCTTCTAACTTCAATAACACTGCTGTTTCAAACGCTGCTTTCGGCTAAATTATATATTTTATACACATGGGGAGGCTTCGGTCTCCCTTTTTTTTTCTTTCAAAAAATTTTCATGGCTACCACAACAACTGAACTCGATACCGAATTATCCGCAGTCAATTCTATACTGGGAGCCATCGGTCAATCTCCTATCACCCAATTAAAAAATGCAACAGGCTCATTAATTAGTACTAACCCAGAGATATCATTTATTTATAATATCCTTACTGAAGTAAATAAGGATGTACAGAATGAAGGTTGGCATTTCAATACTGAAGAACACGTCAAGGTCAGTCCTGATCCGACGACTAAGTATATGACATTACCATCTAACACTCTTAGATATGATATACATGAGGGTTTAGTTTCTAAAGTAACTGATGTTGTAACGAGGTATGGTAGGTTATATGACCTAGTAAATCATACTGATGAATTTGATGCTGATATATATGTAGATATAGTAAGTCTATATGCTTTTACTGATATACCTAATTGCTTTCAAAGATACATTACTTACAGAGCTGCTGTAAGAGCTGCCACACAGCTTGTATCTAACCCTGGATTAGTACAACTATTACAACAAGATGAGGCTAAATCTAGAGCCTCCTGTATTGAATACGATTGTGACAAAGGAGACCATTCATTCTTTGGTATTCCTCATGGGTCTGGGTATAGACCTTACACACCTTTCTCGGTACTTAGTAGATAATGTCAAGCATAACACAAACAATACCTTCTTATACAGGTGGAATATCTGAGCAACCTGATGCATTAAAAGTTCCTGGTCAAGTTAATAAAGCTCAAAATGTACTACCTGATGTAACTGAAGGTTTAATGAAAAGACCAGGAAGCCAATTAATTGCTTCTTTATCAGATGATAGTACTGCAGCTTTAAACTCAGATCATACTGGGAAATGGTTCCATTACTATAGAGATGAGGATGAACAGTATGTAGGTCAAATAGCTAAAGACGGTGATGTAAATATGTGGAGGTGTAGCAATGGAGCCTCACAAACTGTCCATGTAGCAGCAAAACCTTGGCTTGCTAATACTGCATATACTGTTGGACAGAAAGTAAAAAATAATAGTAATGTTTATAAATGTTCTACTGCTGGTACATCTGCAGGATCAGGTGGTCCTACTGCAGGATCAGGGACTGGTATAGTAGATAACACTGCTAAATGGGATTATGTAGCAGCCTTAAGTGGGTTAGAAACTAGTTTAACTAACTATTTAACACATACTTCTAATGAAGATTTACAAACTTTAACTCTTAACGATTATACATACATTACCAACAGAACAAAAACTGTTGCAATGACTGCTACTGTAGAACCTGAACGTCCTGCTGAAGCATTTGTCCAATTAAAAAGAGTAGCTTATGCTCAGCAATATGCTATAAACTTATATGATTCTAATAGCCTTACAACAACTAATACAGCTACACGTCTTGACATTGAACTAGTTAAATCTAGTAATGATTATTGTGATACTAATGGAGCCATGGTATCTAGAGGTAGTAGATCAGGTCAATCAACTAGATGTGATGACAGTGCTGGAGATGGTAGAGATGCTTTTGCTCCTAATGTTGCTACACGTATATTTGCTATAACTGATGGTGCATCTATAGAAGATTATGATGCTATATCAGGTAATCATACATACACTATAGATGTTAAAGATAGCGGTAATAGTTCTGTTAATAGAGGAGCTAACTTATATTTTAGATTAACTACAACAGGTCAATCAGTACCTTATCAAGATGGTACAGATGTCACATATCAAGCTAGATATACTACCACACATGAAATGTTATATGGTGGTGAAGATTGGGCAGACGGTGATTATTTTTACTTGTGGATGAAAGATGCTTATTATAAAATAACTGTTACAAAAGTAAGTATTTCTCAAGTACAAGCTAACTTAGGATTAATAAGACCAACACCTACTTCATTTGATGCTAAAACAGTTGTAACATCTGAAAGTATTTTAGGAGATTTGCGTGCAGGAATTATAGCAGCTGATAGTTCATGGGTTGCTTGGACTGAAAGTGTCTTAGATGGTTTAGCTGGTTATGGTGTTAAACAAATAGGAAATGGACTTTATATACGACGTAATGTTAACACTCCATTTAATATAGCGACACCTAATGATGAATTAGTAAATGTATTAACTGATTCAGTATTAGATATAGCAGACTTACCCACTCAATGTAGACACGGCTATGTAGTTAAAGTAGCTAATAGTGATTCAGATGAAGATGATTATTTTGTAAAATTCATTGGTAAAAATGGTGCTGATGGAGATGGTGTATGGCAAGAATGTGCTAAGCCTGGAGCAGAAGTTGAATATGATAAAACTACATTACCTGTACAACTTGCTAGACAAGCCGATGGGTCGTTTGTAATAGATCATATAGACTGGGATAAATGTACGTCAGGTGATACTACTGTTAACGGTACAAACCCTAGAGCTAGTTTTGTAGGTAAAACAGTTAACAAACTATTGTTCTTTAGAAACAGGTTAGCGATATTAAGTGATGAAAATGTCATTTTATCTAGACCAGGAGATTTTACTAATTTCTGGGCGGTTTCAGCTATAGCAGCTTCACCTAAAGATCACATTGATGTATCATGTAGTTCTGAATATCCAGCTGTTCTTTATGATGGAATTCAAATTAATACAGGTTTAGTTCTATTCACTAAGAATCAACAATTTATGTTGACAACAGATAGTGATGTTTTAAGCCCATTAACAGTGAAGATGAACTTCATATCTTCTTTTAATTTCAACGCTAAAACTAACCCATTTTCATTAGGTACAACTATTGGTTTCCTAGATAACGCAGGTAAACACACACGTTTCATGGAAATGGCTAGGGTATTACGAGAAGGAGAACCTGATGTAATCGAACAAAGTAAACTTATAAGTAGATTACTAGATCAAAATTTAGATCTTGTGTCTAACTCAAGAGAGAATGGTCTAGCATTTTTCAGTGAAAAAAATAAAACAACTTTATATGGTTTTAGATATTTCAACTCTTCTGATAAACGTATACAACAGTCTTGGTTTACTTGGGAATTTAAAAATAAGATAGTACATCATGCAGTATTAGATGATGATTTATTTTTAGTCACTGCAAACTCAAGAACTCTTACTAATGAAATTGTAACTAGAAGTACCAATAATCTAACTCTAACTAATCATGGATTAGCTGTAGGTGATACAGTTGTTTTCAATAATGGAGGTGGTACAGCTTTAACTGTTAATGGTGGGAATGCTGCTGATGACACTACATATTATGTAAGTACAATTCCTGATTCAAATAATTTTACTATATCTACAGCTGCTAATACTAGTGTTGCTACTTTAGGTGGTGGTAATGCTGATATGTATATCAACTATACATCTAATAAGAATGTATTACAGAAGATACCTTTAAAGATACATACAGATAGTATGATAGTTACTGATGATAGAAATACTGTTGATACAACAGATGATATCACTTATAAACTTCATTTAGATAATATGTATGCATTAGCTTCATCTTCTTTATCAGCTTATGATGCGACGAATGATCGAACTACATTTACAATGCCTACAGCATTTAATCTTACTAGTGATCTATCTGCATATGTATTAGCTACAACAACTGATGATACCTTACAAGGTTTATGTGATAATATAACTGTCTATAAAGATGGTACTACTACTAAACTTAGTTTCCCTGGTAACTGGAAAACTTATGTAGATGCTAGTGGTAATACACAAACACCTGCTAATACAATTATAATAGGTCAGAAGTATGATATGGAAGTACAGTTACCTACTTTATATTATCAAAGTAAATCTGATACTACATATACATCAGATCTCCGAGGTTCATTAATTTTACATAGAATTAAATTAAACTTTGGTAATACTGGTTTATATGAAACTATTATAGAACGAACAGGTAAAGATGATTATACAGAAACATGGGAATCAACTTTAGCTGATGGGTATTTAGCAAACCAAGTATCATTTGAACCTGAAATAACAAGAACTATCCCTATATATGAAAGGAATACTAATACAACTATAACTATTAAATCCACACACCCTTCACCTGTAACATTATATTCAATGGTATGGGAAGGAGACTACACTTCTAGATTCTATCAACGTGTCTAAAATAACTATCCGTCCAATTACAAAGGAGGCTGCTTTAGAAGTGGCCTCTAATTTACGTCCAGATGACCTCAGAGAGGTCGTAGAAGGACATGGTGTAGATCCTGTAGAATCATTATTATACGCAGCTGAATCTCCCTCCTGTATCTATTTCACAATGCCTAACGGCAAGACTGCTGGAATGGCTGGAGTAGACCCTGGAGGTCAGATCTGGATGCTATGTACACCTGTTATCCATGACTACCCTATAGCTTTTGCTAGAGAAGCAAAGCGTTATGTGGAAAGACAACCTCATAAGTTACTGTGGAACATTGTTGATAAACGCAACACTGTCCATTTAAAGTTACTTAAATTCCTTGGGTTCAAATTTATAAGGGAATTAAAATATGGACCTAACAATTTATCCTTTATAGAATTTTGCCGTGTGCTTAGGAGCAGGAGCAAG